GCTTCGAAGCGCGCTTGACCCAGGAAGAGATGGCCCGGGTCTACAGAGAAAAAAGTGAACTATTTCAATGACTTAGGCCCCACAAAAGGGGGCCCTGCAAGTGACATGTCGAGGGGGCCTCTATACGGGGCCTCTGGAGCAGCTCTTACCCCCCTCTGCGGGGGCCCTCTGCATACTCAGTGGGAGCCCTATCTGGGGGATGGTCTAAGACCCCGTGCAAAAATTTCCGGAATCAATTTCAAATACTATTGCTTTTTATGCTATGATTCACTATAGCTAAAAAGGCAGCGATATCGAAAACAGAAGAGGGCCCTATCTCACAAAAATTTCCGGAAAAATTTTCGAAAACTTTTTCAAACTATTTCAAGTTTGTTACATATTAGTGCAAGAACCCAACAATTGTTATATAATGGATGTGAAAGGAGATTTAATGGATTGGTTACGTAGAAGTGAGGGTGGAGATTGGTTCGATACGAGCGGGCCACTACGAGTCGTACCCAGACGAGATGAGTTCTTTGTCATCGGGGAGGGTCGAATCATTCCCGTAACAGGGATCTTTGAGGGTAACCAAACTATTAGGGACATCCAGAACGAGCAAGAGGACAGAAAAATTGAGGGCCCATTAAGTCCCAGGGTTTTACCAGAGAGAAGCAAAGTTTAAAATTAACGAACAGGGAGATCACCATGTTTGATACGCTTACAAGAGAAGAACGCGACTCGTTATGTCGGACCCTTAGATGGGTCCTGGCTGCGACTCAAACCACACCCGAAGGGCGTGCTACGATCGAGAAAGCCATTAGGGCACTTAAAACGGAAGATCCGGTGGGCCCGGAGGAAGCTTACGATGTACACTAACAAGGAGATCTGGACAGGGGTCTACGAGGACACATCGGGTCTGCGGGGCTGTAAGGAATATTGGATAAATCGCGGGGGCGCTTCTGAGTGGACGCAGATCGCTAGCCGTATACCTCAGGGGACGAGCTTGGTCGTGATCTTCCCAGGGCGAAGACCCGAAGGCATGCGCTGGTCTCCCATTGTTGAGCGCGTTCGATCCGAACAACAGCAAGTCGATATCTGGACGAGCCCTGTCGACGTAGAATAAGCTTGTTCATTCGGATGGGCGCGCTTATAGTATGGATGAGGCGTTCATATTTAGCCTCTGGGATCATTTAGTTACAGGAGACATAGTTTCAATCATGAGAGAACAAGTTGAGACACAGAGACAGCATCTGGTCACCACCCTGCAACGGATGCAGCGGCGTCTCAAGGAGGGTGGAAATCGAGAAGCGGACAAGATTTACGCCGAAGAATACGCCAAGGAAGTTCAAAAGTATGATAACATGCTTCGAGGCGGAGACGGCGGTCCCTTCCGAGACTCGGAATTCACCATTCGTGAGCTGCACTTTAAAAACTGGCGGGATAGCGATTTTCAACTCTTACTCGAAGCGATCGGCGAAGTACCCGTGATTGACGATGAAGAATGGGAGCTTCGGTTCGGAAGCGAGCGTTCTTTCTTCGGTAAGCTTTTCGGCAAAGGAGGTCGACCCAAATGATCGGTTGGCTATGGCGCAAGATTACCGGCCGGGGTACCGGCCCAACTCGAAATCGGGCTCTAAGTCGTGCTGATCGCCGTGAGGCGATCGTGCGGGCTACCCTAGATCTCTGGAACGTGACACACAAGCGGGAGGAAGCCCTCGCGCAAGTGGATCGTTTCGAGGCCATGTCTCGAGGATGGGATGGAGGACCACTCAAGCCCGGGGCAAAAGAAACCGTGCGCCGTGCGCACTATCGGGGTTGGCGAGATCGAGACTTTGAAGTGCTGGTGGGGGAACTACGGGAGGCTATCGATGGCGCAAAAGAACGGGAAGCAGCTGCTGACGCCTTGGCTCGGAGGGAGGACCATGTCTAATCTTTTGAGTCTTCAAAAAGGAGACAAGGTCTGGGTGCGAGGATGTCGCGATATGTTGCTTGAGGGTCGTTTTATCGATCGATCCCCTGCCGGTTCCTACCGGGTTGAAGTAAGCGGAAGGACTTTTTCTCTCTCTGATTTCGATATCTTTCCTGATTCTGAGGAGGTGTGCGATGAGCAATAACAATTTTGATCACTGGTGTGGGACTTCTTTCAAAAAGGGCGATCTGGTTGAGATTAAGACTCCTGCGGTTCTGGACCGAGGGACTTTCACCATTAACACTGGCGTCGTTGTTGACTACTGGCCCTCCAATGTCTACGAAAAAGCCACCTATGAAGTCTTAGTAAACGGTGAAGTCGTTCATGTCGACCCCCGTCGTATCTCCTCCCTCTAAGTTCAAGCTCGGTGACGTTGTCACCCTAATAGACACTAATTTTTTCGGTACAATTGTTGAAATCAAGCCTTGCTATGGGCATCGAGGTGCGCGCGTCCTGTGGACGAGTACCGGAGAGATTGCATGGACTCCCTTTCGATGCATCGAATCTGGCGACATTTTGATCGATGAACCCCTCGGTAACGAGGTGTGAAGAGACAGAAAGGTCTGTCGATGAACACCGAGTTCTAGAATATGCGTTTCTCCGGAGAAAGTGCGCGCGAAACCGCAAGCGGTTAGTTATAGAAATCAAATTTCGGCTCGGCGCAAGCGTCTTAAAGCTGGGTGTGGCGGCCTTTCTTGCGTGTAGGTGTATGTAAGGTGTAATTGAGACAAAGAAGGTCTCTATCTCAGTTCTTTCTTTTGGTCTTTTTGTCTTTAGCGCGCCTCAAATCCCTCTGTCGGGTCAGATTTGGACCCTGTTTTCGACCTTCTTTGCGCCTTCTTTTTCTATCAGCTCTGTCCTTGCGATATTCTTGAGCCAATTTTTCCGCCCGTGCTCTTTGAATCTCTTTTTCTTTGATAATTCTTTGCATGCGCCTAGATTCTTTCCAAGAATAAAATTCGCTCGGGTTGGCGCCCATTGAAACCATTATCAGCCTTCGGGTATCTTCATCCTTTTCAGATTTTGCCCAAGCCCACCGGACAGTCTTTCTAAGCTCTTTCAGCTCAGCTTTCTGGAGTTTTATAAAGTGTCTAAGCTCATCAAGCTCTTCTTCAGTTAAGTTTGCAGTGACCCCGTTCTTATTAGCAGAGCTTAAAATCTTAGAGACCTTCCCTTCATTAAAGGCAGTTTGGATTTGTTTAAATTCTTCTTCTTTCTCTGGTCCTGCGATATCCGGGTGAGTCTTCATGGCTAGCGCCCTGTATATCTTCTTAAGAGAGTCGATTTCAGGTCTTTCAGTCGAGCTGTTCATTTCAAATGGGTTTGTGTTGTCGCGAGTGTCTTCTCTTTTTCTTATTCTGTCTATTTTCAGCTCATCTTTTTTAAGCTGCCTCTCCATCAAGAACTGTGTGACTTCTGAGAAATCTTTTCGAAACAACTCTTCGTATTCAATGTCCATCTCCAGCGCCTCTTCTATTTCTAGTTCTAAGGCTTCTGAGATTAGAGATATCATTCGAAAACGTCTATTCACTTTATTTCTCCCGGATCTATAATTAGGAGTACAAATCGACTCACAAGAGAGGTAAAATGAGCGACGAGAAAAAAGTTTTAGCCGAGGCCATGGCGCTTCGATATATGGATCTAGCAGGTGTCAACAACGTAAACGAAGAAGTAGATCCCGAGTTTATCGAAAAGCTTTACGAGCCTAGAGAGGATGCAACTTCAGGAGGAGATAACCTTCACCATGATATCGATCATGTCGATGTGGTTGCAGACGAATCCAATGTCGAAGGAGTCGAGGTTCAAGATCTTCGAACCGGTGAAGTAGAAGTAACTGATATCGACATTGAGAAGATTGCCGAAGCTGTCAGGGACCAACTTATCGAAGAAGGCCTTTACTCCCAAGAGTCTTAGGCCTCTTTTAACAGTTATTCCAGCCTGCTTATCCTTCCTTAGGAGAGTTATGATATCTACACCCACAGGTTCAATGAGCGAAAGTCCAATAGTAGGCAGCCTAGATTTTCTCGAGGACGGAACTATCACTATTTTTGCAAACGAAAAAGCAGAAATAGAAGAAGAAGTTGCGGTAAACTTTAAGGCAACAGCTGAATTTATATTCTACGCGCTTTCTAGAAACGATTGGATGACAGAGTTCTTTTTAGCTAGGCCTGAGATATTTGACACCGTCATAGAAAAGTTTGAAGAGAAACGAAAAGGTCCGGAGCTTGTTCTGATAAAGGGTGGAAAAGAAGACTAATCTCAATATCCTGCTGTCCCTGAATATTTATATATAGACACCCAGGAGAAAGCATGTCAGCTGAATTTACATATTACGCTCTTTTTGCTATGCTGGCACTTACAACAGGGATTGTCTTCCAATTCTTTTTAACTCAACTTTCTAAGATGAAAAAGGATATAAAGAAGACCAACGAGAGCATAGCAAAAATTCACCAAGAAGTTTATAACATCAAGAACACTAAATCTTCTACAACCAGATCTAGATCTAATATCATACCATTTAGAAGACATAAGAAACTTGAAGGAAATCTTGAGCTCGAATATCAAGGTAGCAAAGCTTCAACAAGGGCTATTTTTCACGTCGATTCTGAAACTTAATTTCAAAAAAGTTTTATTTTGCTCGGGAGATTGATAGATAATTCTATGAAAATAGAATTTATTCCAGGATGTATTAATGAAACTAATTTTTGTAGCAGTGTTTCTCATGCTAAGCTCTACTAGCATTGTGTCGGGAAATGAAAATGAACAGAATTCAGAAAAAAGCACCGAAGCTATTGAGAGACTCTTGCTAAGCAGTGAGAAGACCCAGACTTTTGCAAAAAGAGACATGAGATTGATCATAGTCGAAGATAAATCAAAAGAAAAATCTTGCAAAAACACAGAATGCTGGGATGTTATCGTCGATTCTGTTTCCTCAAACTAAATACTTAAGATCATGAAAGATCTTGAACTACTTAGAAAAGTCATAAGAGAAGAAGTGGGAAGAAATTTCCACACAATAAACTCAGATCCTTATACATTTGCAGACTTCCAAGATTATGATATACAAATAGACGGATCCTCCGAAAGAGGATTTTTCTTAACAGTTTATTATGACGGAAAGAAGATTGCTCCCACCCAAAGATTTGGATCTCATCAAGAGGCAAATCACGGAGCCCGGATGTTCGTCGATAAACATCGTGTATCCAGGATGAATGATGGCTCGAAAGAAAAAAACAGACAAGAAAGCACCTAAAAAGAAGTTTATTGATGAAGTTGTAAGATTCTCTTCTCACGAAGGCTTCAAGGTAAATGATATAGTTGTCTACAAAAGAGTAAGCGACAACAAGATATCGGTAGGAGAGATAAAATGGTTTGCAATGTCATCTGAGGGGATGTGTGCCTCCATAATAGATAGCAACCTTGGAAATTTCCAGCTAGGTCTCTGTTCTTCTTTTGAAGAAAAACCTACGTCTTTTAGAATCAAAAGCCTTATATCTAAAAAAAGAGAATCTCCTCCGCCAAAGAAAAAAACTAAATAGAGTCTAGAAAGTTTTTTATCGAATAGTATCCGGCGCCGATTCCTATTGACTCCATGTTTATATAAGCTGCATTAAGCATTCCTACACCTCTGAAGTTTTTATCCAAGACAACTGACCCGCTGGATCCTGGCCTCGTCGGAATAGTATAGTGGTGCATGCTGAAAATGTGTCCGCTATAATATCCTGAAAATACTAAAGTCATGGTCGGATGATTTATTCCCATGGGCGCAGAAAGAGCGTACACTTTCTCTCCTAGCTTCGGCTCTTCTCGAGACCAGTGAACAGGTTTTGTATATACTCTTGAAAGAGAAAGTGCACACAAATCTGATTTGTGATCTTGCTTCTCTATGTCTGAATCTATAAGATCTCCGTCCTGAGTTCTTATCTTTACAACGACCTCAGACTTCATTTTTATCTTTATCCCGTCCCTTTCGTATGCAACAGATTCATCGGGAGAGCAGACATGCGCGGCAGTTAGAAATATTGTCTTAGACTTCGCTCTTACTAATAGACCACTTCCGATTGATGACTGCGTTATCGGCGGGAGCTTGTCAATAACTAATTCGCAATTCTCTATCTCAGGGGAAGGTAGACATTTATCTGCCGTGTATGTAACTTCAACCATAACGAAACCAAAAGCATCTACTGGAGGCATAGAATCAGAACGAGGATATTCAGTCCTTACTATCGAATTAGGTATTGATGAACAGCTCAGGAATCCGCTCAGAGAGAACAGGATAACTGCTATAACAGCCCCGGCGCTCTTTATAAAATGTTTTGCCAGAAATCTAATTGTATTTTTCATAGTGTCCTCTTACATTTATTATACGTATGGAAAGAGAGAAGTAACATGACTGATTCTGAAGTTTCAATTGACGTGGAAAAAGAACTTAGAAACCTACTGGACAAAAAAGCTTTCAGTCCAATAGACGTGACAGAGATCACAATTTCATATTGTACTTTTACAGATCGAGGCGTCAGTAGATGTAAAAATTCAGCAAAAAAACTGTCAGATATTTTATACTCATGTCTTTTTGGGTGCAAACATCCCGGTCTCAATCCTTGCATTGACAAGATATTTGATTACAAAGAAGAAAAGGACGACGGAAAGGATGCACTGTCTAAATTTCTATTGTCCGAGGCAAATTTCAACTCTAGAGAACTTGATAACAACAACGATTTCTTGGAAATACTAGTAAAAATAGACTTGCTTGTAATGAACTTAGAAACTTTCTTGGAAAAAGAAGAGATTAAGATAAAAAAAGCTGTGATTCAAACAGCTCTGTTTAAGAAGGAAATAGGATGAAAAGAAAAATGATATCCGGAAGATTTAAAAAGATCAAAATGAGCGGAAATCAAATAGATCACGGAGCTCAAGAAGGAATGATCTCGGAAGAGATGATGACTGAGATGATGGATATGTCACCTGACAGAACTCCTCGGGGGATTGAGACTGAGGAGAATAGAATTTACTTCTATTGCCCTATCGGAGACAGGGAAGCACTTGAATTAAATCGACTTCTTCGAAGGCTAGACGTTGAGATGCAATATCTTCAGAACAGGCTTGATTGTCCTCCTGTTCCGATTCATCTGCACATACACAGCCCAGGAGGCTCTCTTTTTTCTGGTCTTGCTATCGTGGACACAATGAGAGCATGCAAAACTCCTGTTTACACTTACATAGACGGATCAGCTGCTTCCGCGGCGACACTTATAGCTTGTTGTGGAGAAAAAGGTCATCGCTACATGGGGCAAAGCAGCTTTATGCTTGTTCACCAGCCTCAGATAGAGTGGTATGGAAAGCTTGATGATTTTAGAGATGAAATAGAGAATCAAAAAGAGCTCTATGACAGGATCATTGAAATCTACACTAAGAACACTAAATTTAAAAAGAAAGAGCTTGAAGATCTTCTTCAACACGAGCTTTGGTTGAACGCCGAAACTTGTGTCAAAAAAGGCTTAGCTGATCAAATCCTATGAGCAAACCAACAAAAGGTTTTACGTGTGGCGCTTTTGATCTGCTTCATGCAGGTCATGCGCTTATGCTAAAAGAGTGTAAAGATCATTGTGACTATCTTATAGTAGGCCTGCAGAGAGATCCTAGTATTGATCGAAAAGATAAAAATAAACCTGTGCAAGATTACGAAGAACGTGATATAATGGTTAGGTCGATTAGATGGATCGACGAAGTTGTTTATTACGACACCGAGGAGGACTTGTATGAGCTGCTAAAAACTACAGATATCGACGTAAGGATTGTAGGGGCAGACTGGCAAGGAAAATCTTTCACAGGTCATGACCTCCCTATCAATGTTGTGTTTAACTCTCGTGACCATGGGTACTCAACATCCTCTCTTAGAGAGCGAGTATACCAGGCAGAATTGATTAAGCGACAGAAGGACCATTGAATATATTTGTCTTAGACAGAGATCCCAGAAAAGCAGCAAGATTTCACTGTGATAAACATGTTGTAAAGATGATTTTGGAGTCAGGCCAGATGATGTGCACCTCACACTGGCTCCACAATCTCTGGTTTCATCGAAAAAAACTCAAAGATTTTAAAAGAGTTCGGGACGCAAAAGAGTTCATTCTCAAAAACACTCATCCAAAACTTATTCCTCCCTGGAGTATGTCACACGTTCGTCATCCCTGTACAGTGTGGACTGCAAATGTGACGGGAAATTATGTCTGGCACGGAGAGTTGATGCGAGCACTTCTAGATGAATACACCCGAAGATACGGGAAGATTCACAAGTCAGAAGAAGTGTATGACTGGTTAATACAAAACATGCCTGTCAATATGAACTACGGTACGAAAGGAACACATCCTCTTTGTATGCCAGTTGAATGTAAAGTTCCAGGTGATCCCGTTCAGTCATACAGAAATTACTACAATAAGTACAAAGCCTACATGGCTAAGTGGAAATTAGGAAACGTTCCTCATTGGTATAAAGGAAATCAAAATGTCTGATTGGAAAAAGTACTTTCCTTATAAAGAACCCAGAAACCAGCAGGAGACCGCTGTTGATGATATCCTTAGAACATTTAAGGAAAGACGTTTCTATGCCTTAGAAGCAGGGACAGGGGTCGGAAAGAGCGCAGTTGGCTATACTGTAGCTCGTAAATTGCTTGAAGAGATTCCTCCCGAAGGTTTTGAAGCAGGTGCAATTTTTGTCACCACTCAAAAGCTGTTACAGGACCAATACGGAAAAGATTTCCGTAAATTTAACATGAAATCTATCAAGAGTTCTTCTAACTATCAGTGTAGATATAAAAAGCAAAATACATGTGCTGTAGGACAGGCAGAGCTTCGAACTGTTGACAAAGAAGATCGATACTGGAAAACATGTACCTTTAGCTGCACATACAAGAATGCGAAACGAGATTTCCTGGATTCGTCGCTTTCAGTGACAAACTTTCCTTATCTCATGACAGAGTCAAATTATAGCGGCGGCATTAAGCCGCGTCAACTGCTGATTATTGATGAGGCACATAACGTAGAAACAGAACTGTCGAAGTTCATTGAGGTTTCGGTTTCTCAGAAGTTCTGCAAGACGATGTTGAAGTTACCCTTTCCAGATATCAAAACACATCATCAGGCATATGTTTGGATTCGTGATGTTTACTGGCCAAAGCTGGAATCCTACTGCAAGCATGTGAAAATTACGTTGGATAAGTTTCAGGGCGTGAAGGCGAACCTAGACAAGTTTGTTTCCCTGTCTAAACAATTGCAAATGACAGAAAGTCATTACAAGAAGATCAAGCAATTCCTGTCTGTTCACACAAAAGAGAACTGGATCTTCGATATCGAGCAGAGTCAAATTCAAGGGATGAAGAAGATCGTCTTTAAGCCGATCGATGTTTCTGAGTTTGCTGAACAGTATCTTTTCCGATTGGGTCACAAAGTTCTCTTCATGTCCGCCACTCTTTTGGACGGTGAAAAATTCATGCATAGTCTAGGTGTGAAGAACGAGAATGCAGGATCGATGTCCTTGCCGTCCCCTTTCCCGACCAAGAATCGGCCTATTCTTCACGTTCCGATGGGCAGAATGACCGCAGCTGAAATTGACAAGACACTTCCTACAGTTGTTGAGGCAGTCAAAAAGATTCTTGAGCAACACAAGGGTGAGAAGGGAATCATTCACACTCACTCCTATAAAATATCAAACTACATTAAGAGAAACGTCAGGTCTAAACGATTACTCTTCCCTGAATCCCACAACAGGGATGAAGTACTCCGAAAGCATCTGAGATCAAAACAAGCAACTGTATTGGTATCTCCGTCAATGACCGAAGGGGTGGATCTGGCCGGCGATGCGTCAAGATTCCAAGTTCTTTGTAAGATTCCCTATCCTTTCTTGGGCGACAAGCTTGTAAAGAAGCGCATGCACAAATGGAAGTGGTGGTATCCTTTCCAGACCACAAAAACCATCATCCAGTCAATTGGTAGATCTATTCGTTCAGAGGATGATACTGCAGTTACCTACATCTTAGATTCAGATTGGAGTAGATTCTACCGTATCAATTCAGGTCTTTTTCCAACAGATTTTAAACTCTGCATCAAATAGAGTAGAATAAACCTATTTAAATAAGAGTGAAACGTTCCGCAGCTGTGTACTACAATTACTGTGAGGAAACGTAGAACTGAGGTGAGGTTCGAGAATGTCAATCTTTAGGGAACATAAAACCGTTGCTGATCGATCTGCTTCGGATCGAAGAAGACACAAGCAGAAAATAGACCGTGCTATCAAAGAAGGGATTCACAACATCGTTGCGGATGAATCAATTATCGGACAGGATGGAAAGAAGAAAATCAAGATTCCTGTCCGAGGGATCAAAGAATACAGATTTGTTTACGGTAACAACGAGAACAACAAACGAGTTGGTTCTGCTCCCGGTAAAGAAGTGCGTCGAGGACAAAAGATCGGCGAAGGTCAACAGAAACAAAAGCAGCCTGGTGACAAACCGGGACAAGAAGCGGGTGAGGAGTACTACGATGTTGAAATCACCCTTGAAGAACTCGCAGATCACCTTTTCGCAGACCTAGAGCTTCCTGATCTTGAGAGAAAATCTCTCAAGAAGATCATGTCAGAGAAGATCAAGAAGAAGGGATATCGCCCACAAGGTATCTTGCCTCGTCTTAACAAGAAGAAAACTGCGATTCAAAGAATCAAGAGAAAAAAGGCTGCTAGTCGAAGAGATAATTTTGACGAAGAAGAGAAGTTTTCTTTCCATGATCAAGATCTGGTTTACAATCATTACAAGCGATCGATTAAGGAATGTTCGAACGCAGTAATCTTTTTTGTGATGGATATCTCAGGATCGATGACCAGGAATAAGAAGTTTCTCGCACGTAGTTTCTTCTTTCTTCTCTACCATTTCGTCAGATCCAAGTATAACCACACTGAAATCGTATTCGTTTCTCACGACACATCAGGATACGAGGTAAATGAAGATCAATTCTTTACTCGTGGAAATTCTGGCGGTACGATGGTTTCTTCTGGTTTGGGTCTGGTTGATGAGATCGTTAGAAAACGTTTTCATCCAAACTCTTGGAACATCTACGTTTTTCAATGTTCTGATGGAGATAACTGGCCTGACGATACTGAGAAAACGCTTGGTCTCTTGGAGAAACTTAAGAACGTTTCACAGATGTTCGGCTACTGCGAAATCGGGCCCGAGGTTGAGTACAAAGAGAGCGCTTCTTCTTGGGACATGAGTAAACTTTCAAACGTTTATAAGCCGCATGCGGACAAGAAATTAAAAATGTCACGCATGAACAACAAGAAAGAAGTGTGGCCCGCTTTCAAGAAGTTCTTTGGAGGTAAATGATGGATTGGGATTTTAAACTATTAGAAGAATGGGATGAGAAGATATCCGAACTGGCCAAGAAAAAAGGCTTAGATTGGTTTCCCATCACCTACGAAGTTTGTGATTACTATTCGATGATTGGTCACATGGCTTATCACGGAATGCCAACTCACTACGGTCACTGGTCCTATGGAAAGAGTTTCGAAAGAACAAGAACCATGTACAACCTGGGCATGGAAGGTTTGCCTTACGAGTTGATTATCAACAGTAATCCCTCGATCGCGTACTTGATGAGAGAAAACCCGGCATACCTTCAGATACTGATAATGGCACACTGTGTTGGTCACTCTGACTTCTTTAAGAATAATAGGATGTTCAAAGAAACGCGACCAGGCACAATCGTAGGTAGGTTACGCAGTGCGAAAAAGAGAATTCAAGGTTACGTAGAGGATCCTACGATCGGGATTGAAGAAGTCGAAGCGGTTCTGGATGCTGCACACGCAATACAGTTTCAAACAGATCGATACGGAAGAGTTAAGAAGTCACGGGCACAACTTGTGAAGAAATACACCAAGCTGATCAAGGAAGATGAGGATGGTGAATACGTGAATTTTGATTTGAATAAGATTCCTCTTGAGCCGGAATACGATCTACTTGGTTTTATTTCAGAACACTCTCGTAACATGCCTGAATGGAAAAGAGATGTTATTAATATCGTAAGAGATGGTGCCAGTTACTTCATTCCACAAATTCAAACAAAGATTATGAATGAAGGCTGGGCGAGTTACTGGCACTACACATTGTGTCACGAACTAGAGCTACCTCAAGAATGGCACATACCGTTTCTCAAAATGCACAACCAGGTAATTAGACCTCACCTAGGGGGCTTGAATCCTTATCATCTGGGCTTTGTGATCTTTCAGGATATCATAGAGAAGCACGGTATCGAAGAAGCTTTTATTGCAAGAGAATCTTCTCATGATGTCGCTTTTATAAGACAATACCTCACCCACGAACTATGTGAAAAACTAGGACTCTTTTCATTTTCAGAAAAGAACAAAGTAGGATTCACAGTAGATGACATTCATGATGATGATGGATGGATGAGAATCAGAGATGACTTGATCACGAATATTGGAACAAATGGTATTCCCGTGGTTTACATTGACGAAATAGAAGAAGACAATACATTGATCGTTCGCCATGAGCACGATGGAAGAGATTTAGAACTCGATCATGCCGATGCTGTTGTTCGGCACATACGTACTCTGTGGGGTGATGAGGTAAAACTTTTTACTCTTATCGAAGAAGAAATGTGGGAAATATAGATTACGCCTATTTAGGTTTGGAGTATTATTAGAACATGAGTATCAAACAAGAATTTCTAGAAGTTATAAAAACTCAGAGAGAAGCAGGGAAGAAAGAAAAGTTTGAAGGAACTTTCCTTGACTATCTTGAGTTAGTTCAAAACGATCCTTCACTCGTTAAGACAGGCCACCAGAGACTTTACGACGCTTTGGTAAAACATGGCATTGAGTCAATGCCAAATTCTGATCCTAGAAAATCAAGGATCTTCGATAACGACAATATAAAAGTCTACGACTATTTTAAAGATCATTTCTTTGGAATGGAAAAAGTAGTTATGAAGATAATGAGATTCTTAAAGTCTGCTGCACACAGAGGCGAAGAGAGCAGACAGGTACTTCTTTTAATGGGTCCGGTTGGAGCAGGTAAGTCAGCTCTCACGGAGCATATCAAGAGAGGTTTGGAAGGTGAAACATATTACCACCTTGAAGGAGACCCACAACGAGGCGAGCCACTTCAGTTGATTCCAAGGAGCTTGAGAGAGACTTTTTCTGACAAGCTTGGTGTCAACATCGATGGTGATATCAGCCCAGTTGTCCGATATGACCTCATAGAAAACTACAAGGGAAGATACGAGGACTACCCAGTAAAAGAAACTACTTTCTCACAAAGAGGAAGAAGAGGACTAGCATCTGTCCCTCCGATGGATGCAAATAGCCAGGATGTTTCCGTTCTCATTGGTAGCGTCGATATCTCAAAGCTTGACGAATATGCAGAGGATGACCCAAGAGCTCTTTCTCTAAACGGTGCTTTTAATGTAGGTAACCGAGGAATTGTAGAGCTCGTTGAAGTTTTTAAGAATGAAATTGAGTTCTTGCACACAATCATTACAGCTACGCAAGAGAAGAGAATTCCCTCTCCGGGAAAGAGCGATATGCTTCACTTTGATGGAGTGATTTTAGCGCACTGCAACGAAGCAGAATGGAATCGATTCCAAAGTGAGCACACAAACGAAGCCATCTTAGACAGAATTGTTAAGGTAAACGTACCTTACTGCCTCGAGCTTGATCAAGAGGTCAGGATTTACGAGAAAATGTTGGGTCTCTCTGACTTCAAGGCTCATATAGCGCCTCACACAATCAAGGTTGCTGCGATGTTCTCAGTCATGAGTCGTCTTAAGGAGTCTGGTAAGTGTGATCTTCTCACCAAGATGAAGATTTACAATGGTGAAGAAGTTATCGAAAAAGGAAGAGTTAAGAAAGTAGACATCAAAGACCTTCGAGAGGAAACAACTAACGAGGGAATGTCGGGTATTTCAACAAGATTCATCACTAAGGCCCTTGATAACGCTTTGACTGATTCTGACTCTGACATTATCACTCCGGTAAGTGTCATGGAGTCGTTGACAAACATGGTCAAGGAGCAAATTGTTGACGAAGAATTTAAGACAAGATGCCTACAGATCATTCAGCAGGTCGTAAGAGAAGAATATCTTAAGATCCTAGAGAATGAAATCGCAAAAGCGTTCGTCAGCGCATACGAAGAACAGGCTCAGTCACTTTTTGATTCTTACCTTGATAATGCAGAAGCTTATGTTACCCATCAAACTCTCAAAGATAGAGTAACAAAAGAAGAAAGAGATCCTGATGAGAATTACATGAAATCTATTGAAGAGCAGATTGGAATTACCGGATCTTCTAAAGATGGCTTCAGGCATGATGTTACTGCTTATATGTTTGCTCAAATGAGAAGAGGCACAAAGATCGACTATAGAAGTTATGAGCCGCTGAAAGAAGCAATAGAATCTTACTTAATTTCTTCCGTGAAAGACATGGCAAGAATCGTTACTAAGTCTAAGACTAGGGACGAAGAACAAAAGAAGAAGTATAGTGAAATGGTCCAGACCATGATAGATGAATATGGTTACACAGCCGACAGCGCTGAAGAGATACTGGCTTATGCTTCTAACAACTTGTGGAGAGATAGCTAATGTGTTCATTTGGAATTTCCGAATCCCTGATCCTGGCAGGAACTTATATGGTTTCTGCTGGGAGAATAACCGAGGGCTGGATAATGATAGGCGTCGGAGTATTTTCAGGATTCTTTAGATTCACAACATGGTACGGAAATACCGTTCTAGAAAAAGAAAAAGAATAACGGTTTGCTTTGAATTCTCGCATCGTGAGAGAAGATATCGATCTTCATAAAAACTCTGTCCTTAGAAAAATATACAGCACTGTCTCTAAGCTTGAAGAAGGAAGCCTTTCTTTTAATTACGGCGGCCGGCCTGTAAGGGCTCAAAAGTCCGACATAGTCAGAGTTTTGTCCCACTTGTCTTTTTTAGATAAAGCAGAGATAGGAATAAGAAATATCATACTGGAAGCTGTGATGACTTCGGAATCTATCTCTCCTGGTGCAGGCTTTCTTTGTCTTAAAATGTTTTTCGAAAAAGATTCAATAGAGATTAAAGAGACATTTCACAGAGTGGAAAAAGAAACTATTTTCAAAAGTATGAGAAACTTGATCGGAAATGGTGTTTCTTCAAAGATAGTAAGATCTATATTAGATAAGAGCTCAGTTGATGCCAGGATTAAAGTTTCGCCCTCTGAGATGGCTTTTCGACCGGTAGTGAGGTCATCACCAAGTCTTGTCTTGAATGGTCATCTATCAGAGATGTTTTCTACTAAGAAAAATGAAATCACCGAAGCGGGTGTGATATTTTTGGATGGTGTTTTAGAGTCAGTAAGTGAAATAGACTCTTTACTTCAAACTCTCTCACGAGATAAAAAGAATTTTGTCATATTTGCAAGAGGGTTTTCTCCCGAGGTTTCTCACACCCTAAGTGAAAATCATTCAAGTAGAAGGCTGTATGTCTTTCCAATCGTTCTTAAGGGAGATTTGGAGTACTTTGAAAGATTCTCAGACCACCAAGGTTTTTTTAACATAGAAAATCATGTCTTAATGAGAACCCTCACCTCTGAGTCTTTTGATTTTTGTCACGATGTTAAAATAAGACAAGGAACGATTTCGATCACTGGGCTTTATTCATCTGAAAGAGATATCTCAGTGTCGGTTCCTTTTCACTTAAAGTCCGTTCTAGGTGTTTTGGAAGACAGAGTTTCTTATTCAATGATCCATGCCAAAGAAACTGGGTTTTACGGCTCTTGTGTTCTTTCAAAAGATCTAGGTGTTTTTTCTTCAAAGTGCTTTAAAGTAGCAAAGAGATCTGCTAGCTCTTTGAGAAAGAGTTTAGATAATACTAATTGTCTAGTTTTACAAGAGAATTAGTTTTTTTAAATAGTTAATCATAGCATAAAATCAAGGAGAAATTTTATGAGTTCAAACAAAAACAAAATACTCAGATCTGTTTTTGAAGCAAGAGACGTGATTGAATCAAGTATTGCAACTGAGGTTTTTCAAAACCTGGGGAGCGAGTCCAAAGAGACTGTTGAAAAGGTGATGAGGTCTATAAAAGGGGTTTTGTTTCAACAAATGGATAGCCTGGTTTCTAGAATTGAAAAAGAACTCTAAGACAAAGGGCATAAAACACCTAGTTCAGTGTCACTGTATTTTGCCTCAATTTAAGAATGCTTCAGATCCAGTTTTTCACAAGTTTGTTGTCTTTTCAATAATCGATGAAAGCGATACTGTGGTTTCCAAGTATGCTACTTGTAACAATTGCGGCGCGACGCACAGAGTCTATGATGTCTGCAAGTCTGAGATTGTGACGGGAAAAGAAGACATGAGATCAATACTTTCGATAGATGATTTTAAATTTTCTCTACCCAGCTCTTTGTTCGAGCTCCTGGGTCAATATCAAAGAGAGCTGTGCGACTACGAATATGCTCAATTTATCATAGATAACAAAGAGTGGGATTCAACTATAGTCTTGTCAAAAGAAGAGATGGAAGAAAACATTCAAGGCAAGTCTGTTCGATTCCTTGGGCCGGAAAAATTTAGAATTGAGTCATACACTCAAAGGACGAGTTTTTAAATGAATAAACTTTCTAAAGAAGAAATAGAAGAAAAAAGAGATGTCCTGGACAGTATAAAAGCTCGGGAAATCGTTTTTGAAATTCTAAACTTTGGGGTCAATGAATTTCAAAAAAAGAAAATTATTAAGCTTCTAGCGCTAGAGCTAGAAGATAGAGAAGCAATGGTGAAGATATGTGAAATCTTCTCCGAAAATGAAGAAGACACTTCAACAAACAAGATAGAATTATAGGAGAAAATAAGATGTCAGAATCGAATATACGTGAGCTTTGGGCCGAAATTAAAACACTCGTTGAATCTCTTGATCTCGATGTAATGAAGAATGCAGGAGGCAACGCTTCTGCCGGTGTTAGAGCTAGAAGGGGATTGAGACTTTTAAAGACAAAGTCAGCAGAACTGGTCAAGACCACAATATCTGTAGAAAAAGAGAGAAAGTAATAATCCTCTTAGAACCTCTCAGCAAACATATTTATCTCTAGGAAAATGAGATAAAATGGGAAGCTCTGTTTCTAAATCATTAAAGCTTGTTGAGAAAAAAAGAAAAAATAGAAAAGAGTCTTTTAAGAAAGATTTAGTTTCTTTAAAAGGAGGTAAAGAAGTGAGTGAATTTGAAGACGAATTTGATTTCGTAGACGCATATTCAGAGGACGTAAAAGAAGACACATCCGAACTCTTACCCGAAAATTCTGCTGAAAGTGCCATCGAGTGTGCGTTCATAGGAGTCGGTGGAGGCGGAGGAAAACTAGCAAAAGCCTTTATAGATGTAGGCTTTAGTAGATCTCTACTTGTTAACACCACCGAAAAAGATCAGCCTGATGGGGTCGAGTCAGAAAACTTTCTACTCATACCGGGCGCTGACGGTGTGGGAAAAGATGTAACTCTAGGAAAGAAAATACTTGGAGAAAACAGCACTCTTGTTGAAGACGCTGTCAGGGCAAGGCTTGGAGCCCCTGACTGGATTTTTGTCTTGGCAGGAGGTGGAGGCGGAACAGGAAGTGCTTGCTCAGTTTTGCACGGAGGCCTGGATAGATATCTAACTTCTATAAATGCATCAGGAAAGGTTTTTTACATAGTTTCAAAACCGAGCTCTCAGGAGCTTTTAAACTCTACGATAAAGTCTAATTTTGAAGAGCTTTTAAGAGACGTGACTCCACACCCTCACATTGTAATTGACAATGAAAGACAACTAACACTTCTTAGAAACAAAGTAGGAATGCTAAATCTACTTCCTGTTGCAAATAAGAATTTTGCAAAACTTCTTGCCCAGGTCTTTAAGCTGGCTGCAACACACTCTGATGTTCAGACATTTGATTCAAAGGACTTGGAAAAATGTTTGTCTACTCCGGGTAGACACGTAGTCGGAAGCACGGTAATAAGAGACACTGACAGAAGAGACCTAGGTTCTGAGGTTTTGGCAGGCTGTATAAAGTCATCACCTTGCCCTCCTCCTCCGTCCCATACTAAAACAGGATCTCTTCTTTTAGTACCCAACACTGAAATGGCATCAGATCCCAAAATTAGTAAAAATCTGGAAGCTGCTTTTTCTTACGTGGGAGGAAGAACTGACACTTTGTTCTCTGGCGTCTACATAAAGGAAAAAGTTCCCGGTCTAATTGCAATATGCATGCTGTCAGGATGAAGGGTTGAACTCTTCGAAGAACTTAGAGTTCTTTAGCCTCTCCATGAGGGCTTTTTCAATTTGACACACTCTCATCCTAGAAATACCATAATAGTCTCCTATTTCTTGCAAAGTCTTAGGTCCCGCCTCAGAAGCTATTATAGAACAGTTAAGATCGCTCGAACAAGAAATGCGATGTCTACAATCCTTCTCTTCGCAGGGAGAGTTGGATTTTTTTACTTTTTTAACACAAACAAAATCTTTTAGATTACTCATATGACTCCATTACTTAAAATAACATTTAGTCCTTCTACTGGAGATTTACAATGAATTTAAGAAAAACGCTAATAGTAGATACTTCTGTTCTACTATATGACAAAGAATCTATTCATTCTTTTTCTGGCAACGACGTAGTAATACCTCTTGTCGTTTTAGATGAACTTGATAGATTCAAAGAAAAACCAGGTCTTCTCGGAGAGAACGCTAGATACGTAAACCGATTCTTAGATTTCCTTAGAGGCATGGGAAGACTTGATCAAGGTATCATGATAGAGGAGGAAAATCAGACAGTCAGAGTCTTGATAACTTCTCCAAAAGTTTCCACTGGTCTTGATGATGAAAGAGGAGACAACCAGATTATTGCTGCGGCACTTAGTCTCAAGACAGACAAAAATGTGGTAAAAGTAATCACAAAAGACATAAATCTAAGAGTTAAGTGTGATGCCCTAGGCCTTGAAGCCGAAGACTATTACAAGGATCACCTGACGGGTGAAAAAATATACGAGGAATCAAACAGATTGATAGAGCTGACAGACTCTCAAATCAACAATCTCTATAAAGATGGATCTATTGAGTCAGAAGCAGAGTTTGATGAGAATGAATTTATTGTAGCACAGGGCACCACACAAGGAAAATCAGCCCTGGTTTACCATAGAAATGGAAACCTATGTTCAATACCAGATACTTCTAGCGGTTCAACAGACGTCAAACCTCGTAACAAAGAACAAAAGTTTGCATGGTTTGTTTTAAACGATGACTCAATTCCCTTAGTTTCACTTACAGGGAGGGCAGGATCAGGTAAGACTTTTCTAACTCTTATGGCAGGGCTTGACGCACTTCTTTCAGACAGATACGAAAGAATAGTAGTTACAAGAAACATAGAACCCGTGGGAAGAGATATCGGTTTTTTGCCAGGTGACGTTAAAGAAAAGATGGATCCTTGGCTTTCTCCTTTGATGGATAATTTTAGGCATCACTTTAAAGATAAGACATATTTTGAAGCAATGATAGACAAAGGGCAAATAGAAATAGCCCCTCTTTCTTTTATAAGAGGTAGAACTTTTAACAATGCTTTTATAATAGTCGATGAGGCACAAAACGCTAGCATTCATGAGCTTAAAACTATTATAACGAGAATCGGGGAAGGTTCCAAAATAGTTTTGATGGGAGACACAGATCAGATCGATACACCCTACCTCGATAAGAGATCGAACGGGCTTTCTGTTACAATAGACAGGTTTAGGTCAAGTGAGCTTTCTGCACAAGTCTACTTGGAAAGAGGGGAAAGATCGGCTTTGGCAACTTATGCTAGTAAGGTATTGTAACAGGATCATATTTATCTGGGAGGTGTGAAGTGGCAAAAATAAGATCAAAAATTATAGACAGGAATCGCTTTACTAAGAAGTATCCTCTAATAAGGGCTAAAAAAGCTAATTCTTTTGTCGGCGAAACAGAAATGGAAGTAGAAGTACTTTCAGCAAAGTTTAAAAATGAGTCGACAAAAACAGTCCAGTTCGACGCTCCTTTTCCCGGTAGTGTTGACCAGCTCAGAATTTTGTTAAGCCCAAGAGATACTACTGATGGTGACTCTGCCATGGTTACTCTAGCAGTTGACTCTATCGGAACTACGGTAAGTCAAGTAAAAATAGAAGCAAGTGCTCCTTTTACAGGCACAGTTGACATAGTTGTTCTAAGAATTGTTTAATGAGATTAAGTAGCTTTACATTTATATCAGGAAAGGTTTCTAACAAAACTGATCCGCCTGGTGCGACTTCGGCGACCCTTCAATTGCCTAGTCACGTTGATATCTCTGGGGGAGATCTTTCTGATGTAGTGGGAGCCACGATAACAATTTCAGCCGGAAGTACTTCTAGAACAATAGAATTTACAAATTCTTCTGGAAATGATTCAAAAATAAACGTTAACGATATTTCTTCTGGCAATGACTGGAGAAGTGAAGTAACGGACGCAATTAACGGAAGTGATGGCGGCATTGTAAATGTTACAGCAGCTGCAGGGTTTGGAGACGCTGTCAATCTTTCGAGAGACAGCGTCGGAGAGAAAATTATAATTTCTTTTGGAGGTACTTCAACGAGCAAATCTAATTTGGTTATTGATGAAGTAATGTACACAAAAGCCATTCCAAAAGAAGTATCCCTGGGTGTTGCACAGTCGACGTTGACGGGTTCTTTTTCGACGCCAGGGCTCAAGACGGACGGTCCGTTTCCCGGTACTTTTACGGCTAGAGTTTCTTCCGACTCAAAAAGCTGTAATTTTGGAAAACTGATTGACAAAGATGGAATAACTTTCTCCGGTGAAGGTTTTCAAATAACAGGCTCCCTTTCTGCTGAAGGTATTCACAGCCAAGTGAGCGGAACAATGGAGAAAGTCAACGGTGACTTTTTAATAGTAGCGCCAGGAAAATAGGATACTAAGATGGCAAAAGATTTTAAAGCAAATCAAATAAGAACTTCAAAAATAGTAATTTCCGGTTCTGAGTCAGGAAAGCCGGCACTTTTAATATACAGTGCTTCGGACGCTACCAATTTCGCAGGAGGTTACAAGTCAGACATGCTTACTAATGTAGGTTCTGACGTTTACCTCTTTGTTTCCGGAAACAATTCTTCAGTTCAGGGAAATGATAGATCAAAGGTCACTCTTTTCGGTGGAGACGTGGTTGTTAGCGGTACTTTCTTTGCAGAGAAGCTTGTAGCTGAAGTTAACACTAGCGTCAATTCAGATCATTACATAAGTGGTGCACTATATCTTCAGGAAAAAGGTTCTGAACCTGATGTGGTCGCTGATCAAGCTGTTATCTACGTGGCTGATGATGGAGGAGTTTCAAAACTCTATTTTAAAAACACAGACGGTGTGACTGAGGTTGGAAGCGGTGGAGGAGGAGGCTCCGGAACAGTTACTTCAGGATCTTTTAATGAAGTCTTAAACATCTCCGATGACAATACATCTAACACATCGTTTGTAACGACTTCTTCTCTGTCGCTGGCTGGCGAGAATGGAATATCTTACAACACCAACCAAGCTGGACCGGACGTCTTTTTATTCGTATCGGGTGCTATGTCTAGAGCTGATCGGGGCTTAAAAGACATGAATCTTTTCCACTCGAGATCAGTCTTTGGAGGAGAGATAGTAGTTTCTGGAAACTTGCACGCTGAAAAGTCAGTAGTAGGCTGGTCTGACATCGTTCTAAATAGATACGATTCTCCGGGGTCCGTACTGGGCGGGCTTGGAAGAACTCTAAACAACAGTACCATAACTCTTTTTAACTCTCAAAGCTCTACAAGTGAAGGCTTCACAAAAATACAAGGAAGAAGAACTTCTGGGGGAGAGACCATATTTGACTATCTTAGTTTCAACGGAGATGGATCAAATGGCTTTGGCGGAGCAAAGACCGGTCATTTTCTTCCGAAGGATGGAGGAGAGGATGGAGCCGAAGCTGTAAAACCTAGGATAACTTTTATGTCGGGAGGTGCTGCTGCATCTCCTAACGAGATATCGGCTGCTGATGTTTCCATTTTCTTTTCAGGATCTTCTAATTCTCTGGATGAGGCAACTAGAGGATCTACACTTTTCGGAGGTGACGTAGCAACTAGTGGTACACTTAAGATCACAAGAAACTCTGCTCACAACAACCACATCGGATTAATGCTTAATCAGGCTTCTGCTGATGTTGGAAATGCAGGATCGATCTCTCAGACTTTTGTCGCAGGCTTTTCAGGTTACAGCACAGGAGACGGATCGGAGCTATCCATTCAAAAATATGGACCAAACAACACATTTCAGCTAGGCGGTCCTTATGCAAACTGGGTAACTGCAAAGTCTGGTTCTCTAATATTCTCAGTAGGAGGTACTACTTCTGAATATACTGGAAATCAAGCAATAGCAATATCAGACAGGCATCAGTCAAACTTCTTAGTAGCGACAGGTAGTAAACTATCAGGTACCGGACGAGTTCTTATTCTATCAGGGGGTGCTGCTAGTTCTGCTGATGAGCAAACGGGAGCAGATGTCAATTTCTTTGTTTCTGGTTCATCAGGTTCTAAAGATTCATCAGTTAGAGGTACGTCAATATTTGGCGGTGATGTTGTAATTAGCGGTACTTTGTATGACGGCTCCGGAAATACGATCGGAAGTGGAGGCGGAGGCTCAGTCACCGCAGCATCTGGCTCTACTTCGATCGGATCAGTTACTCAAATAGATTTCACAGAAGCTGGAATCTTAAACAATAACGGCTCCGGAGTTGCAGCCCTTACCGGAACTATAGGAAACCCTGAGGATGGGTCTTACGCTGACGGTTTGTTCACCACGTTCACACCTCAGACAACAATTGGTGCTGCCATTGACAAGATTAACGAAGTTCTTAAGTTTCTTGCACCTTCTCCAGCCCCTGGCTTAGATAATGTAGACGCGGACGGAGCTCAAGGTATAGCAGCTCGTCTTTCTTTCGGAACAGGCGTGGTCCCGTCAGGGTACACCGTCGTTCAGGGACAAATACCGGAAGGGAGCTCGCTTTCATCGGTTGCCCTTAATGAGAGCTATGGCGTGGTGACAGGATCATCAGGAGATCTACGGCTAGCTGTCTATAACTCTTCAACTACGATAACTGGAGATCTCAACTCAGACGTCGCTGTTTCTGATTACAACTCAGGCGCGATAACAAACCACGTTGCAAAATCGTTCGGGGATGCAGATCAAGGTACACTTACTCTGGAAATCAACGGATCAGATATCGTTTCTGTTGATCTTACTGATGCTGCTTCTGGAAATGGAGTTCCTGGCTCTGGTACGGCAAATCATTACGGCTCGTCAATTCATTCGGCAACTGGTTTCATACAGCTTTCTCAGACAGGTAGCGCAAGAACCCAAAGCGATACTGAATTTCCGATATTTCAACATAGAACAGGTAAATTTACTATACCGGAAGCTTCTCAGAGAAAAGGATATAACTACGCAAAAGTCAAGCACACAGTAGGATCTACAACAACTTCTACTAACTTTGTAGAATGGGTATACGACGAAGACGGAACTGATTCAGCTAGTCCCATAACCGCAAATCAGTCAGAGTTTTACGTTGATCAGCTGGACGGCGGTACCAACAGGTACGATATGTCAGGCGTGAGATATGCAGTAACAGGATCAGGAGAACACAGAGTAAGAATAGAGAACTATTACAAAAATGTCTATGCTCAGAACTCTATAACTACTTCTATCTCCAATTGTGGATCTACTTCCCCTTCACCGGGAACTGTTCCGTCAATCTCTAGCCCTGGCGAAGATAATTCAAAGTCAATTCATGTAACATCTTCTTTTGCAACGACTACGACTCCGATGCTTGGCGCTAGATCTACAGCTACGATCTCAGTTACTCACCCAACCAAGACCGGTTTGTCGAGTGCAGGTTCCGTTAACTCAGGAAGGTTCTTGATATACAGCGGAACTTTTTCTTCAACTAACACTTTTGAATCATTTAGTCACGAAGACTTCAGAATTCAGAGCGGTAGTTTTGACGCTCAAACTGATTTTAGTGGTTCTTATTCTTGGGACTCTACTAGGCACATGACTGCTAGTAATGGTGGCCACAGTGACGGCCTTCAGTTCTACAACGGGGTTCTTATATCTCCACTAGAGACAATTAACGGAGGAAACTTCAAGAGTGACACAGACCTAGGAAGCTCCGGATATTTCGGTCAAGATAGCACTGGCATAGACTACATCTATAGTAATCAACCTGACTATTCTTCAGAATCTGGACTGAGAACTTTTTACAGAGCAGTTAAAAATGTTTCTGGAGGCTCTGTTTCAAACTTTAAGATTCAACTTAACGCTGGCAACACAACTATTCCTTCTATCGTAGCTTCAACCGACTCTCTTAGCTCAACAAGCATAAGAGTTTTTGCTAAACTTCCGGGAGAACCGGGATCTGGTTGGCTTGACCTGGGCAATACATTTACTTTAGGTCAAACAGGAAACAGGTCGGGAGGTAGATCAAACCCTTCTCTTGACTCAAGCGCTTCACCTTCCAACTTCTTTACTTTCGGTACGGGTTCACTGGCCAACAATGATTATCTAGTTGTTAAAATAGAAGCAGATGCTTCTCTGGAAAGAGATATCGGGGGAATAACTTTTACTGTTCCAGGAAACTCAAGCGCTTTCCAAGAGGCCCCGGGTCTAGACGCTATAAACTCAGAGGTATCGGGTGTTGCTGCGAAGCTTAGCTTCGGTTCTTCAAAGTCTCTATCCGGATTTACGAACGTTTCAACCTCGGGTGGAGGCCTGGCAGTTGATATCAACGAAGAATTCTCAGTTGCTTCTAATAGATACGGAGTTATCGGAAGCGATGTTTCAATAACAGGGTCTCTAAACCACGATGTAGCAAGTAATGGGAATAACTACCCGGCTGATGCTTTTTCTGCCGATCCTGCATACACACGGATAAAAATGGTTCTTAACGGTGTTGATCATCATACCATGAATCTTACAAATGCATCGACGACAGGTGAAAGCAAAACATCAGACTCAGGTTTTCTAAATATTTCTGCAGCTGCCAACCCAACCGACAGTGCAGGGCTTGTTCCTGATTTTACTAAATGGTATAGAACTGGTGATTTTGGCGTTGGTTTCGATGACATGGTTGCGGGTCACAACTACGTTAAGATTCAAATATACGACGGAACTAGCTGGGTTGACACTAATTTCATAGAATGGGTAAGAGATACAGACTCAAGTGCTCTTAACATAACAAATTCTGAATTTGGATCTTTCGGAGAGTCAAACTCTGAAGGATTCTATTATCAGTCCGGTGTCAAGTACTTTCAAGACCCGACAGGTTCATTTAAGTCACAGGTGAATCACGCGTACTCTAGCGTATACTCTCCTGATTCTGATGCAATTGAAATCACTAGCGTTTCTAATTTTAGCCCTGTCTCTTTTACCCAGGTCACAGGTTCCAAAACAGTTCTTGGGGGAGCTTCATCTAGACAAGTGGCACTTCCAGCACTAGATACATCGCTATATGATGTCAACGTGGGATCTATTTTTGTTACAGGAACGATAGAATTCAATCAAAGCACCTCAATCCCGGGGAGCTCTCCTATTGGTGGAACTTCACACTCTGCGGCAGCTAAGATAGATGTCAAGCATCCTCTAGACGGAACACAAAGTTCTGGTAACATATATGTTGGTGGGAATTCTGACAAGAAATTCCTGGTGTTTAGTGCTTCTATCGGAAGCACAAACAGATTCACCACTGAGAGATTCAGCAGAGAAGATTTTAGAATTGTTAGTGGAAATTACACTGCTCAATCTGACATAGTTTCCGGCGACTGGGATTCTACTCTTAGTATTAACGACTCCGGAAATACAAACTACTACAGTGGACTTCTTGTCTATAATGGAAATCTTATTTCACCTAAGGATTCGAGGTTACCGGGCAACGGAGACTTTAGATCTTATTTTGACGTAGGTTCTTCTGATTTGATTTCTCCTCTTGGAAATGTTAACTACTCTTCTTTGCCCACTGTTAGCTCTTCACACAGACACTACTATAGATCTTTTGAAAACAACACAGTAAACAACGTTTTCAATGTAGATGTGGAGCTATTTGGAGATGCAAATATTGTAGGCCGAGAAGGAGCTCTTTCTGGTTCCCTGGGTGCGAATGACAACATTTACATCGAAGGAAAGATTCCCGGAAAGACCGGGTGGCTCGATTTAGGAAGAGCTACGGCAGGATCAGGAAACACGTCTGATGGTGACGGAGGCCTTAACGGAGATATCGATCAAGTGGTCGACTCAGGAGGGGCTTCTAATAACTTGACTTTCAATGGTCAGACGGTTAACGGAACTGGGACTGGTGCAGAAAAAATAGTCCTTAAGATCACGGCTCACAAAAACTGGACTGGTTACGTTTCTAGAATAGACGTAAGTTACTAATCATCTTTGAGATGTTGAATACTTATTCAAAGAGGATCAAGGACTGTCTAGATGGCTGGAAAAACTAATTTAACATTTACTAATTTCTCTGCTAAGAAGCTTCTATCGAAGGCTCACACTTCTCATGCAGCTACTGACAATGAAGAGATAATTGGTAGTGCGGTACAGATATCAGCTCAAACAATATTTGCTGACACTGTGCCTCAAAGTCCTTCTAAAACGCTGAACACGGTCCAGAACAGCGCTGTTGAGTACGTAGAGTTCGATCTGAATCCTATTGCCGCCTCTTATTTTGACGCTAACTCATATGACAGTGATGCCACAGCTCAGCCAGCAGGTCATCACGCTTACTATTTTTCTTTAAAGTCATCCTACGAGACAGACTCAGATAATTCAAAGGCCGGAAG